TTGGTAAAGACAAAAAATTTTACGAAGGCCAATACTTATTTACTGTTGACTGGGCACATCCAGAGACTAATATACTAAATACGGAACATTCTGAAATTCCGCAAGAGCACAAGTGTGCACACATAATAGCATTGAAAAATGGTAATTATGCAGCGCAGCCAAACAACAGAATCATTTGGCATGTGAACAGTTATACAACAGATAATGATTGGCCTGACTATAGCGTACAAACTACGTACTGGGACTGTGAAGGATCTGATTGGATAACAGAAGATTCTGATAAAATGTTTTATGATATTGAGGAAAAAAAATAATGGTTAAAAAAATTTGTAATACTTGTGAACATAGATGTCACTGTGTAGGTCAAGGATATTTTGTATCTAGTACTCAGTGTGCTACATGTGATTGTAATATATGTAACTGTGGACCAATTGTATTGACAGAAGAAATAACTAAAAAATGGTGGCAATTTTGGAAATAATCATGGAGTGTCAGAGGATGAACTATTATTTTACAGGTTTACTTATTATAATGTTGGTTACTTTGGCCTTATGTGGAGGTCCAGGTGTCCAATAAACCACTAAACATATCAGAATCGGCTGCCGTGCAGATGCCGATGAAAACCGTAGCTAGCCTCATAATTCTTGTAGCAATGGGCGTCTTCGCTTATACCGAGCTGACTTCAAGGTTGGTATCGTTAGAGACTTCACGTGAGTTGTTTGAAAATGATTTACTTAAAAAAAGTGAACAGGTCCCCGTGGATCAGGAGCAACATTTTTTATTGGAGGATCTTTATAAATCTGTAGAGCAGATTGAAACAAGAATTGAAGACATGATGCACAACAAAGTAAACATACAATTTATACAAAAACAAACTGAAAAACTTTTAGAAGATGTGGAAGTTTTAAAAGATAAAGTTAGACAAAATGGTAACGGAGCCCATTAATGACAGAGTTAATTGTAGCCCTACTTATGATTGTTAACGGAGAGATCAAGGAACACAGAATTCAAGTTGATCCTGAGACAGGTAAACATTCAATGTCAATGTGTTTGAAAGGGAAGAGGGTTGCAAAGAGATCAAATAAAAATAATAATGTAGTTTATCAATGTATAAAGTCGATGGCAGAGCTCGAGTTGAACGTAGATGGCAGCAAAAGTATTAAAAAACTCATCCTCAAATAAAATTGCAAAAATGCTGCGTACACCACGTTTTAGGCAACTTGTAATTAAAAATAAAAAACGATATAATAGAAAAAGAAACAAAAATGAACTTATCTCGTAATTTTACCCTTCAAGAATTAATTAAATCTGACACCGCTGTTAGATTAGATATTAATAACAATCCAAACTCAGGTCAGATAGAAAAACTAAAAGCACTTTGTGAAAATATTTTACAGCCGGTACGTGATCACTTTGGTAGAGTCAAGGTGACTAGCGGGTTCCGTTCAGAACAGCTGTGCCTAAAAATAGGTAGCTCGATCAACAGCCAACATGCAAAAGCTGAGGCGGCAGATTTTGAATGTATGGGAACAGACAACGCTGAGTTAGCTGACTGGATCAACAAGAACCTAGACTACGATCAATTGATACTCGAGTTCTACACTCCTGGCGAACCCAACTCGGGCTGGATACACTGTAGTTACACCACAGATAAACCTAGAAAACAATTTTTGTGGGCTTACAAGGCAGAAGGTAAGACTAAATACAAACCTGTCATAGGAAAAGCAGTAGATATAGTATGAGTATAATAGATAAAAAAGCAGTTAAATATTTTCAAAAAATAGATACTGTTCATGGTGTTTGTGAAGAGTGTGAAGAAGATACAATTTTAGTTGCAATTGTTTCAGAATTTTATAGATGTACTAACTGTGGTCATGATACAAAGCAACATATTAATGGTTCAATTAGATATATGAAATTAAGTGAAAGTGATAAAGAATTTGTAAAAGAAAATGAAAAACAAAAAAATAGATTATAATTTTTTTCATTGGGGTCCTTTTTTATATAAAACAACTTTAAATAAAGAAGAGATAAAAGAAATACGTAATCTTTGTAGTAAAAATAATAAAGATGTTAGAGATACATTAGCAGGTTTAATAAACCATGAATATGAAGTTGATGTTAAAAAAATTTTTCCAATAATTTCTCCTTATATACAAAGTTATGTGCAAGCCTACACAGAACATTATAATAGGTTGTTACCACCTAAAATAAAACTAACATCATGTTGGGTAAATTACATGACTAAATATGAATCTAATCCAATACATGATCATGATGGTGATTTATCTTTTGTTATATTTACTGGTGTGCCAAAGAAATTAGAAGAAGAACACAATAAAACAAAAAGTAGAAGTAGTCCAGGTACTATTAATTTTGTTTATAAATTAGAAAAAGAAAAATTTAATATTAACTATCATAGTTTTTTTCCAAGAGTAGGTGATTTTTTTATTTTCCCTGCTGACTTAAATCATTATGTTAATAATTTTAGATCCAGTGGTGAAAGGATATCTTTATCAGGTAATTTAAATTTTAACACATTAGAAAGGAATATTTAAATGGCAAAAAGAACGTTTAAACATTTTATACCTAGAGCAAAACCTAAGAAACGTCCTAGAATTCACAAAAAAAGAAAAAATAAAAATGAAAAAAGAGATTTTAAAAAATACCATCGTCAAGGAAGATAGAAACTTTGATCCATTTCCTCATGAACATTTGTTTTATGAGTATACTTTAGACATAAGTGATCATGAAATTGATCAAATTTTATTATTATTTAAATATCAAAGTGTAGATTCTATTGAACAATTAACTACATATAAATCTTTAGATGTTCTTAATTTACCATTACTAAAAAATATAAAACAACAAATTGATAATATTTTGCATGAACATAATTTATTATTAGATAATAATTGGGCTCAACTTTATAACAAAGATAGTTTTCATGGAATACACAATCATTATGGATCAATTTATTCTGGTATAATTTATCTAAAAGGAAGCAATCCTAGTCCTACCATTTTTCATAGTCGTTTTTTAGAAAACTTTTATTCTCACACTTTTAAAAAAAATAATTTATTATTATTTCCTTCAATGGTTCCTCATGAAGTTAGACCATTAAAAAAAGATGAAGAAAGATTAGTAATATCTTTTAATACAAAAAGGATTTAATTAAGTTTCAGCCTGCTCTGGAGTATAAGGACTACAAACAAATCTAGGGTACATTCTAGATTTATCTATTTGGTCATCTGTTAGTAATTTACTATTATAAAATACTTCGAAAGACTGACCTAAACCATCTTTAATGCAGCTACTAAAGGTAGTATGGTTCTTCTGATATGAGTGCATATCTTGTGTAACCGGTAAACAACTGTTCCCTATCCCAGTACATATATATAATGTTAATATAAATTTCATTGACTAACCCTTGTAATTAGATATAACTATCTTATATTATTATTTGTAAATTACAAAAGAAAGTAACATAAAAATGGATATAAGAAAATATAAATCTGTTGCACTGTCACATGATAGTTGCGACAAGTTAGATGGAATCAGGAAAGTTATTGTTCCTGAAGTATCAGTGTCTCGTGCAAAAGCATTAGATATATTAATTAACGAGAAAGCGAGAAAGCTAAATGGTAAACTTCGAACGACTAAGAACAGTTAATCTTTACGAAAAGAAAGATCCTATAAGAGATTTATGGCGTAATGTTCTAATCGTAGGTATTGAAGATCTTTTAAAAAAAAAGAAACTTCAATATCAATGGGGCAGAAAAGCATATTGTTTAGAAGAGATGTGGTTTCATCATGAAGACTTTAAACTAATATGTGAGTTTGCTCAATTAGAGCACGCTATAGTTAAAAGAAAGGTATTTGAAGCAGTAGAAAAAATAAAGGAGCAACATGAAGAAGGGAAAAAGAGTATGCCCGAGATGTCAGGGCAATGGTTATATAAAGATAAAAAGATCAGTGGACGACCAAAGAGACGGTATAGTGCAATGTCCCTTGTGCAATAGTGAAGGAGCAATACCTATGGAACTAGATAAAGTAAAAGAACAAAATAAAATTCAAAGAATATTACTCAAACAATCTTCTTTGTTAACTAGAGATTTAGTTAAAAGTCTTATTAGTAAAATTAGAATGCTTCAAAAACAAAAAGTATTCTTACAGAAAAAACTAAGAGAACATACAAGAGATCATATCTAATGGATATAGACGCAGAACTAAGAAAGATAAGAGGCGAAAAGTGGAAACAAATAAGTTTACCAACTGCCGCCTCTAATAAATTAAAATCTTTATCTAAAAACTTTAAATATGGTAAAGAATTAAAACAAGCTAAGACTGTTGAAGCTATGGCCTGGCAATATAATATAATTAAAGATACTGACAGAGCAATTGTTTTTAGAGATGGAAAGTTTGAAGTTATTGAGTGCGACAATTTGCACAATGAACAAAAACAAATTTAAGTATATTTAATATAGTATGCAAAAGTTATGTAAAGATTGTAAAAAAACTAAAGAAATAGAGGAGTTTAATAAAAGAACTAAATCACCAGATGGTTATAGACATCAATGTAAGATGTGTGAAAAAAAATATAAATCTGGATTTAATGTTTATATGAGAAATAAATATAATAGTATGATTAAAAGATCTAAAGAACAAAATTTACCTTTACCTGACATGACTATGGATGAATTTATACTAGAAGTTAATGCACAATTACAATGGAATGCTTTTACGTGTCCTATTACTGGAGACAGATTAGAGTATCAATCTGGTAGTAAAGACAAAGTAGATGGTAAACAAAATAAAAATAGCTACAGTATTGATCGAATAGATCCTAGTAAAGGTTATATGAAAGATAATATACTAGTTGTTTCATGGCGTTGGAATTGTATGAAAAAAGATACACCACTAAATTATATGATGAGATTTTGTTTATATATGAAGCTTAATCATCCTGAAACATATGAAAAACTTGAAAAAGAAAATAGAGATCATTTCTATAATTTATCTCAAAGTGCAAAAGAATTTGAAAAAATAATTAACAGAGGAGAAGATGAAGATGACATTACCTATAACTAGCCTACCTAAAATGAAACTAGATTTAATTGTAAAAAACAGAAAAGCTGAAATTTATATGGATCAAGTCAGAGAAGATTATTATGATCCATTATGCAAAGATTATGAGGATTGTGTAAAACATATAAAACAATTTATTAGGATTAGAAAATATCCATGGCATGTGCATGTCGTAGCTCAAACTTTAGCTTTTATTAATCATCCTATTGAATACATACAATTAAAACTAATGAGTAAAAAATTTTTAATAGATTCTTATTGGGACCTAAAGCGTTTAGTTAAAGACTGTGAACTAGAGTTTGAAGCAACAGAAAAATCTATAGAAAAATCTAGACAAATTATTAATAATATACAGAAAGCAATTGATGATAAAGTGGAATAAGAAGTTTGAATATCCTAAAACAATACGTGAAGCTATAGAAGGCCAACGTCATTATATTATTAATGATGAGAAACTACCATCTGTAACTACTATTTTACAAGCAACACAAAGTGCTGAGAAAAAAGCATCCCTTGCTAACTGGGTCGGTAGGGTTGGTAAAGACAACGCTGAACACATTAAAAACACTGCAGCAAATCGTGGATCAATTATGCACCATATAATTGAGTCTTATTTATTAGAGGCTAGACACGCCGATTTAAGCGACCAGGGGCAGCTTGCAGGGGTAATGGCCCAAACTATCATCGATGAGGGTCTAGAGGGCTGTATGGACGAAATATGGGGGTCTGAGGTGGCTTTGTACTATCCCGGACTGTACGCCGGAGCAACTGACTTATGTGGGGTATATGAAGGATCTGAGGCTATAGTAGACTTTAAGCAATCTAATAAATTAAAAAAACGTGAATGGGTTGAAGACTATTTTGTACAACTTGCAGCGTATGCCATGGCTCATAACACTGTATATGGTAGTAAAATTAACAAAGGTGTGGTGCTTATGTGTACTAAAGACAATCAATTTCAAAAATTTACGATTCAAGGTCAAGAGTTTAACCGATACGTGTGGCAATGGCTTAGAAGAGTGAATGAATATTATGACCAAAAAGTGTCTAAAATAAGGCAAGAATAATGGTTCAGGCATCCGGCTTCAGGCCTCAAGGGGCCTCACTCGGTTTTGTTCCACCCATAAGGTTATTTTTAGCAAATGAAAAAAATATTTTTTTAAATTTTATAAACACTGGAACATTGGAACATTGGAACAAACTATTGAAATCATTAAATAAAATGAAGATTACAGCTCAGAACATCCAGAACATAAGTGTATCAACACTTTTAAAACATACACTTTTTAAAAAGTATTATATATCAACGTTTATTTCTGTTCTGAAAGACCCAATTTAGAGTTAGTATTTTGACTTTTTTTATAAAAAAAGAATGCTAAAAAATACTATAAGGAGATATAAGAAGTTATGAGAAAAAAGAAATCAAGAAGAGTAAATACATACACTAAACCAAAAACTGTAAAGCAGCAGGTTAAGTTTCCATACAAACGTGTGCGAATAGATTGGATTGATATTATCACTGAAGGTGGTTGGGGTTCTGAACGTGAATTTAAAAATATGAAACTAGCTACACCTGTAAGCGAAGGCTGGCTATTTAGTAAGGACAAAGAAACTGTAAGAATCTTTGCAGGTTATGATGTTGATGAGGATGGTATTACTTTTTCAGAAAGATCAGTGTTTCCAACTTCTTGTGTGAAGAAGTTAACTTATTTAGATTAGTTTAATGGTTCTTTTGGACGCTCAGTTGTTTGTGATTCTTTATCTGTTTTCACTTTTTCTTTTAATTCTTCAAATGGCACGTCTTCGAGGATTGGTGAGTAGTCATCAATTATTTGTTTCATACGTGATTCTAATTCTTCTGTCGTTAAATCTTCTAGCTTTCCAGTTCGTATTATCTTCTGCTCAATATATAGACCCGCGGCTTTACCCCGAGCTACTTCAGCGTTAACTGCAGCTGACCATGCTTTTTTATCTCTAGCTTCATCTCTAAGTTTAGCTAATTCTGTTATATGAGATCCAAACGTAACATCATATTTTTTTTGCCATTCTGTTCTAAGTTGACCAATGTACTGGACTACTAATGGATAATGTTTAGGATTTTGTAATACACTAGCTGAGTGTCTTGCTGATTCTTTTGAGTAACCTGCTTCAATAGCACATTGAGTAGCAGTCTTCCTACCTTCTTCACAAACTAATAAGTTTGCAAATTTCATTTGTTGTTCAGTTAATTTTTTAGGTAATCCCATTATTCCTCTTCTTCATATAATTTTTTTTCATATTCAAAACCTTCCATTAATTCTTCATGTAAAGTCTTTTCTTTTTTACCAAAAATATCGTTCCAATTTTTACGGTAAGTATCATCTGAGGGTCTTGAAATACCATCAAATGTTCTACCTTTTTCACGTTGTGTCATAGTTGTTCCTCTATTGACTTTTAACATAACAATTATAATATATCAACTGTTGTTAGGGCAAAATATTATAACAATAGTATTCTGGTTCGACCTGACAATGATTGATTTGTTTTATGGGGTTCGGCTTACGACCTTGAGATTTACTCCCTCAACTGATACTGGGGCCCCATAATAAAAAGAAATTATGCAAGGAAAATTACTTAGACAAGTTTTAGATAAAATGCTCAAACAAGAAACGGCACAAGATGCTCGTGTTCAAGTTTGTTTACCTGATGGTAAGTATTATGATATTACTTCTTTACAACTTCTTGAAAATAAACTATTGGGATCTAGAGAGTCACATCGACTAGTCTTTACAGTTCAAGCTGAAACATGGAATATGGGTAAGGTTTTGAAGAAAATTGGTTAAGCATGTTTGTGTGAAAAACCAATGAAACCCGAGACTAAATTTTATGCACAAGTTAAAAGAAATCTTACAGAAATATCCTGGATTAGGATTGAAAACCTTAGCGTTCCTGGTACTCCCGATCTATTGGGGTATAATAATTCTGGGCACTTTTTCACTGTTGAGTTAAAGTACACTAAAACAAATAAAATTAAATTTTCTCCACACCAAATAGCCTTTCATGTAAAGCATCCTGAGAATACATTTATCCTAGTTTTGGATGCCTCTTGCATGCTTCCAAAACTTTATGAGGGGAAAAGAATCCGGAATCTTGTAGCCGGAGGCCTGACCCAGGCCCCCTGTGCCACTGGTTACGCTGCTTGTCGCTTGGTGCTTGACGGTTTGTAGTCCGAACTTTTGTAAACAGGCAAATTGTCCTGCGTCAAAATGTCGCAGCTTGATGCTTGACGCTTGTACCCATTAGCTATGCACCAGGCTTCATGGATCTTAATCGCTATCTTGCTCAGACGCTTGTCGCTTGTCGCTTGTTGCTTGCTGCTTGTCGCTTGTTGCTTCATCCTTCATCGCTTTCTCTCCTAATTCTTTCTGTTCTTTTTGAAATTGTTTGCGCTTCTTGCGAAGCTCTTCATAAAATTTTGGGTGTTTGAATACGAACATATTAGTGCTGTCCGTATTCAATGTTTTTTACTTCAGGGTCCCAGCATGCCCGGCAATCACCGCAGCTATTGTCCTGGTCAGGGGCTGGACAGGTTCGACTCTTCGTCGAGACTGTCGAAGTATTTGGCCAGCTCATGACTGGGCCCTGGTCAACCATTGGAGAAGAAAATCTAATCACTAAGTTAGAAGGGCAGCTGGTCAGGTGGTCCTTGATCCAGGCCTCTCTTGTGGGCATCCAGTGTCGCTTGCTTGGTGTTAACCTGCAGACCTCGTAAATTTTCTCCAGGTGCTGGAGATCCTGTACATCGCCGCTGTCATGCCATCTAAACACATCAGGCTTTTTTGAATTGATAAGAGCTGCCATTGCTTCAACCCAGTATGGGTTCTTTATAGCGTCCAGTCTCTTATACTGAGCTGCCTGTACAGTGCTGAATCTATACATACCTTTTAAAGCATAGCACAGCTCACAGACTGAGCCTTTAATTTTACGTAGTTTGCTGCCGGTCTTGCATTCCTTAGCTGGAATACCGATTGACCATCCAGGCATTTTTGAGGGCTTACTTAGTCCACCGACTAGGGCCCAGGCTTCTTTTGTTTTCATATTTTTTTTACTCCTTTTTTATTATATTAAACTAAAAATTTTTTTTATCACCTTACATAATTGTCGCAGCTTGTCGCTTGTTGCTTGACGCTTGAGTCAAGAAGCAGATTGTCCTGCGACAATTTGTCGCAGCTTGTTGCTTGTTGCTCCAGGCCGTCGCCTGGAGCTGGTCACAGTATTTTAGCCAACGATCAAACGTTGTAACAGGATTTCTGTATCACCTTATCAGTAGCATACTCTTAAGTAACATCATTAGCTGGGTGCTAAGCACCACTGCCTGGGTGTTAACCTACTGATCCCAGGACTCTGAGTTGAGGCCGGCGTGCTTTATTTTAATAGCCCGGGCAACAGGCCTAACAAGTTATCACTTGTCAGAGTCCAGGGATCAGCACCCCAACGAAGACGGCTAACTAGTAGCGGTGTGACGTGGGGTCTTTACCCGAGAGTTTATAGTTTTTAAGGTGCGATAAACTCACAAATGAGGCACCATTCTCTAATTCTCTCTAAACATTTTTTCCAATTCCTCCATAGTTTTTTCACTAGGTTTATTGTACCAAAATTTAGGAAACATTCCGTAGTAGTTTTTAGTATCTTCTACCTCATCTATTAAAGAAGGCTCCTCCCAAATTTCTTTTTGTGTATCAAATTTATTTAAATTAAACATAATCGAATAGTAGCACGATCAAATTTTTTAATACATTCACATTATTGTCGCACCTTGAAGCTTGAGGCTTGATGCTTAAAACTACGTCAACATGACAGATTGTCCTGCGACAATTTGTCGCAGGCATCATGCGACACTGTGTCATGTTTCACGTGAAACATTTATGTGCTATAATACGATTTTAACAATTAAATATAGGAGTAATAATATGCCGAGATTTAAAGTACACTACACAGCTGACGTTTGGGAAACTGTGATAGTTGAGGCTGATACAAAAGAACATGCTCAAAAACTTTTTGAAACTCACGATGATAAATATTTTGAGTTAGTGGAAGATATTCCAGATCAAATGGGTATGGAAAATATCAAAGTTGATATGGTTGAGGAGTTAAAATAATGACTAAAAAATATCTAGTTAATTTTGAAATAGACAAACAAGGTTTTTCTGAAATTGTAGAGGCTGAAGATAAAAAACAAGCTTGGGAAAAAGCCAGACAATATTTGGAAAAGAGATTTTTAGATTTAAAATCTAATGACACAGTAACACAAATATATACAGAATAACTGCGACACTTTGCACAATGGCTTTAATTAGCCATTGTGTTAGTATTTCATCTTAACCAAAAAGGAGTAAATATATGTCAAAAGAAAAACGACTAACACTTAATGCTGAAAAGCGTAAAGTAATTGCTGATGTATTTCAAGATCATTTTGAAAGTGGTTCAAAATACAAAGCACAACATAATGAGGCTATCCAAACTTACAATGATATGCGTTCAGTTGCTAAAACAAAAATTGAAACACTTGTAAGATTTCATCAACCTCAAGAAGATGTGGACACAATTCGTTCTATGATTAATAAATATGGCGAAAGAAATGGTGGTGAGTTGCACCATGATAATTGTTTCTATGTTCAAAATGCAACACCTCGTGTGGACACCGACTATAATGGAAATCCAAAAGAAGTTTTAGATGATGTTCATGTTGAGTTTAAAGCTGATAAAGACTTTCTAGTTTCTTATTATAGAGATGAGTTAAGATCACAAGGTCTTGACCCAGATTATTGTGTAAGACTAGGTAATGACTACGACAAAAGAAGTCCTAGTTATTATAATGCTGAAAGTGATATTAATAAATATCTAGGTTGGTCAAATGACAATAACTCAAGCAAAAATCAAACTGTTAAACACAAAAACAGTTGGGAAAATGATTTTAAGATTTGGGTAATTGGAAGTTCTTATTGTCATAATCGTATGTTTCAAACTGAAAGTGAAAACTACGAGTGGTTCAAATCGTTTGAAGTTGCTAAACAAAATGTTGTCATGGCACATGAAAAACTTTTCAACCATGTTGATGATAAAATGCAAAAGTTAAAGTTAGGTTTAAAATCTTACCGATACTTTGACCAAGCAAAAGAGTTAGCCGACAAACTTGGAGTTGCTCTAAATGAAACTGTCCTTGACGCACATAGTTCAATGGCACTTTCAATCTATAGTCCGACTAATCTTGCCGACCTTTTAACTGATGAAGTTGAATTGACTAAAGATGAAAAAATAGCAATAGCAAAAGCACAACTGAAAGAACAGTTAATGACAAACTAATTGCGACAATATGTACACTAGCCCTTAATGGGCTAGTGTGTTAAGATACGATCATTAACCAATAGGAGTAAAAAATGAAAGTAGAAATAGGAACAAAGTTCAAGATCGGATACAAAGCCAAAAAACATAATGATGAGTTCATATGGCGTGAGGGTATGTGGACAGAGGGTTGTGGTTTATGGACAGCTAAAAATGGTAAAACAATTTTAACATATTGGGATATCGTTCAAAATGGTTTTAGAAATGCAACTCAAGATTTTGTATTTATGACAACAACAATTAAAAACAACAAGGAGTTAAACTAATGTTAAAAGCAATTTACTTTGCATTGCATTTTGCAATGATATTTTTAGGACTAGTAATAGCAATTCACTTTGACCCATGGTTAGGGTTAGCACTCTTTGGAGTATTTACAGTTAAATTTATGTTAATGCTACCAGACTTAAATGAAAGGACAGATATATAATGGCTGATGAATATGTATATTGTCATGGTACAGATTGCCATAAAAAACATACCCAAGACAGAATAAGAGGTGTCAAGGGTTCAAAGGTTTTAAGAACCAAAAAAATAAAAATAAGTAATTATTATAATAACATGTATCAATATTTTTGTAGTCAGCGTTGTTATGATGATTTTGCAAACGCAAACATACAACAGATCATTGCGATTGCACCCAGAACCGAGCCTCTGGAAACACCGATTGAAGTGACAAAAGAAAAAGTGACTAGTCATTGGAATCCAAATCACACTTATGTTGAAACAAGAATAACCGAGTGCGACAATAATGACAATACCCCTAGACTTAGAACTGTGCTAAGATAGGGAAATTAACCAAAGGAGTAAAACATGTACTTAGTAATAGAAGAAACAACATACGAATACGTAACACCAAGTTACCACGTTAAATCTCAAGATGAGAGTTTTAGCAATGCCCAAAAGAAAAAAGAGGCTTTGGAGTTATTAAACGAAAAAGAAAACGTAAGTTATTACGTTTGTGCGTTACCAGTTAAAATGAAAAAAACTGCATAGTGCGACAAAATGTGCAATGGCGACTAAGTCGCCATTGTGCTATTATACGGTTATTAACTAGGAGAAAGAAAATGAAAACAAAACAAATAAAAAACTTTAAAATGAACGACGTTACATACAAGATGAGAAGATCAGTAATTGAAATTCTTTACACAGCAAAAAGTAAAGGAATCATACTTCCGAGAATCAATGTTAGAATTGGTGAATCAACTCACAATTACCCAAATGTTTTGGGTGTTGGTGGCAATCATAATATTTGGATAACTAAAAAAGCAATTGACAGAAGTTCAAATTATTTATTACATGTTGTATTACATGAGTTATGTCATGCAATTTTTAATTTACCTCACAATGAATCTTGTCCTTTAATGGCATCTGTATTGGATAAGCCTTGCACAAATGCTCAAGCATGGAAAATTTTTGAGGGTTATTATTATGAAGACGTAAGAACAGTTAGAGAAATACATTATCATGCGTCAAAATGTGCAATGGCGAGTTAATCGCCATTGTGCTAAGATACGATTATTAACAAGGAGTAATAAAAATGAAAACAATTAAATACAATAACAAAGACTACATAATACCAACACCATTTGACCAATGTTTTTTTGGTAAAGAGCCAACTAAAATGATGACTGTTGCTAATAGATTTAATGACAAAGAAGTTCAAATTTATGCACAGCTTCCGGCATTTGCTGTAGCAATCTATGACACAATCATAGGTGCTGAGATGTCAGAAGATTGGAAACTATTTCAAAAAGGAATTACTTGGTTTCAAAAGAACTTCACAAAGGAGTATTTTGAATTACTAGATTAACAACCTCCTAGTGTTAATAAGCCACGCGACAAAATGTCGCGTGGTGCAACAACATGCGACAAAATGTCACATGCGACAAAATGTCGCAGGCGCCTGCGGCGCCGGAACTGTACCGCTCGCTTCGCTCGCGGGGGACTTGCTCGCTTCGCTCGCTCGAGCGATAGAGGTACCAATCCATTTTTAAAGTTTAAACTTTATTGTTAATTCTATTCCCTTGATAATTATAGGAGTCTCTATATACTTACTAAAATATAAGGTTTTATATATAAGTAACCCTAAAATACTTTTGGTTATTTGAAAACATATCTGAAAAAATTTTGCAAAATTTTTTTTCGAATGCAATTATGGACAAAGAGAAATTAAAAAATTTAGATAAGCTGCCACCTGATATTAAAAGGCAATTCGCTCTTTACATGAATAAATGGAAAGAGAAGAAAAAAGAAACAGATATTAAAAATGACTTCATGGCTTTTGTTAAACACGTATGGCCAGATTTCATAGAAGGTAGACATCACAAAGATGTTGCTCAAAAATTTAATGACATTGCAAATGGTAAAACAAAACGTGTTATTATTAATATGGCACCTAGACATACTAAATCTGAATTTGCATCTTATTTATTGCCCGCCTGGATGGTAGGTAGAAATCCTAAATTAAAAATTATTCAATCAACTAACACAACTGAATTATCTGTAAGGTTTGGACGTAAAGCAAAACAACTTATGGATACTCCAGAATATAAAGAAGTTTTTAAAACAAGACTCAAAGAAGATTCTCAAGCTGCTGGTAAATGGGAAACTCAACAAGGTGGTGAATATTATGCTGCTGGTGTTGGATCTGCAATCACAGGTCGTGGTGCTGATCTTTTAATTATTGATGATCCACATACTGAACAAGATGCAATGAATGCACAAGCTCTTGATAGAACTTATGAGTGGTATACTTCTGGTCCACGTCAACGTCTTCAACCTGGTGGAACAATTATAATTGTAATGACAAGATGGAATGAAAAAGATCTTGCAGGTAGATTAATTAGAGCACAAAAAGAACCCAAAGCTGATCAATGGGAAGTTATAGAATTCCCTGCAATCCTACCATCAGGTAAACCCCTGTGGCCGGAATATTGGAACATAAAAGATTTAGAAGGAGTTAAAGCATCTATTCCATTATCAAAGTGGAATGCACAGTACATGCAAAATCCAACCGGAGAAGAAGGTGCATTGATTAAAAGAGAATGGTGGCAAAATTGGGAAGATGATATTCCACCATTAGAACATGTCATACAATCTTATGACACAGCATTTATGAAAAAAGAAACAGCTGACTATTCTGCTATTACCACCTGGGGTGTATTTCATCCTAATGAAGATAGTGGTCCTTGTTTAATGTTAGTTGATTCTGTTAAAGGTAGATATGAGTTTCCAGAATTAAGACGTATTGCATTAGATCAATACGGATACTGGCAACCAGAGACAGTAATTATAGAAGGCAAAGCATCCGGGCTCCCTCTAACTTATGAATTAAGAAAAGCAGGTATACCTGTAATTAATTTTACACCATCACGTGGTAATGATAAACATACGAGGGTTAATTCTGTATCTCCATTGTTTGAGTCTGGTAAAATATATGCACCTGCTGAAATGGAATTTGCACAAGAAGTAATTGAAGAATGTGCTGCATTTCCTTATGGAGATCATGATGATTTAGTCGATTCTATGACTCAAGCTGTTATGAGATTTAGACAAGGTGGATTAATTCAACACCCTGAAGATTATGAAGATGAACCTTTACAACAGGCTCCAAAAGTGTATTATTAGGAATTATGGCAATAGACGAAAACGATCCAAGATTAAAAGACATGCTCAGAGCTATTGAGCTAGGTGATCTACCTGAAGATTTACCACCTGACCCTGAGGAATATGATGACATGGGTGGTATTAACTCATTAAAAAGAAAAGCACCATCAATTAAAATGGCATCAGAGACTGGTGCAGAAGAATTTGAATTAGAACTAGGTACAGTTATAGCTGAATATAATGATTTAAAATCAAAAGGTGATCCTGCAGTTAGGGGTATTTCTTTAGATGAATATATAAATGATTATCTTTCTAAAAAGAAAATGATGAAAATGATGGAAGAAAATAGAGCTATGGCTATGGGCGGTGGTATGATGAGAATGGGTTATGCTGGTGGAACAGGTGATGAAAAAATTGTTGAACCATCAAAATCAATGCAAGTAGATACAACTACAGGTGAAGATGCAAATATTTTTCCAATTAGCGAAACAAAAGATGGACCACTAAGAAAAATAGATTTAGATGTTGAAATGATTAAAAAATTAATTGAGAAAAGAAAAAAAGAAAAGAAAAAATTAGCTATGGGCGGTATCGCAGGAGTCCTGTAGTGGCCGACATTCCAAAGAAAAAACCTAAAAATTATACAAAAATGTTAGACATGCTTAACTCAGAAGCAGCTGTTAACACTTTGTCTCCAAAAACTTTTGTTGATATGGTTGGTATATTTTCACAAAAAGCATATGAGAATGGAGAGCTAAGTGTAGATGAATATTTAGATATTGTTAAACCATTATTTGGTGAGACAGGAGAAAAGGTAACTAATAAAATAAAAGAGTATGAAGATGAACTTGAAAAATATGCAACTGGTGGCAGAGTTAATTTTTTAGAAGGTGGTGATACTGAATACAATGCGATGGTTACAGCTAAGTATATTGAACTAGGTGGTAAAGAAGGAACTGGCATGGATATAGATTCTTTTGCAAAAGAATATTTTCCTAAGTTTGCTGATGGTGGCCGAGCAAAATTTGGTATAGGCTCCCTGGATCCTGATGCAAGATTAAATTATGGCAGTGGATCTCCATTCAATGATTACAAAAATTATGTTTTAAAATCAGAATTAAGTGAAAGAGTAAAAGAACTTATGGACGATGGCTATGAATTTGGTGAAGCCGTAAAAGAAGCAATGAAGGAAACAAGAGAAGATCAAGGCGATGGCACAATGCCTAAATCTGAAAAATGGATGAGAGATTATTTCTTCAGTGGTAAAGGTGGTTATGATGATAGAATGTCATATAAAGAATTTGCTTTAGGACCAGGACAAGAATTATTTAAAAGATTTGGTAATGACTAAAAGGCTTACCAGAACAATTCCTCCGGAATCAGGGCCCATGCCTCAGGGGTTGAATATTAACTATAATGGTGTTAAACAAATAAAACTTACGGAGAAAAAATATAATGGCAGATATAGACAAATCACTTCCAAACGAAGTCAGAAAAACAGTTAATGTTCCTGGTGAAGAAGATATTCAAGAAGAGTTAATTGAAGAAGTTCAAGCAGTTCAAGAATCACCTGACGATGTTGAAGTTTTAGAAAATGAAGATGGATCAGTAGATATAAATCTTGATCCTGCTGCAGCATCACCTGAAGGTGGAGATGAACACTACGCAAACTTATCAGAATTTTTACCTGACGATGTACTTGGAAGATTAGCATCAGATTTATCTAGTAAGTATCAAGACTATACTTCTTCAAGAAAAGATTGGGCACAAACTTATACACAAGGTTTAGACCTTTTAGGTTTTAAATATAATAATAGAACAGAACCTTTTTCAGGAGCTTCAGGTGCAACACATCCAGTATTAGCAGAAGCTGTTACACAATTTCAAGCGTTAGCTTATAAAGAATTATTGCCAGCAAATGGACCAGTTAGAACACAAACTGTAGGTATACCAACTCCAGAAAAAACTCAACAAGCAACTAGAGTAAAAGATTTCATGAACTACGAGTTAATGGAAAAAATGAAAGAGTACGAACCAGATTTTGATCAGTTATTATTTAACTTACCATTAGCAGGTTCTGCTTTTAAAAAAGTCTACTATGACGA